ATCTGCGTCACTAGAAGAAGAGAAGAGAAGAGTAGAAGTAATACAACCGGCTGCGCCGGTAGCTACGAGCGAACCGCCGAAGCGGCGGAAACGCTCGCAGCACCCCGCTGCCGTTCGTTGGGATTCTCAGACAGGATGGCATGGGATCACGGACGGCGACCGCCTGGAGTGGCGGGCAGCGTATCCCGGTGCCGTACTCGACCAAGAGCTCGCCAAGGCTACGGCCTGGCTGAAGGCACACCCGGACCGTGCGGGCAAGCGGAACTGGCGGGCGTTCGTCGTCCGCTGGCTCGGCAAGTGCCAAGACAGCGGCGGCACCAACCGGATCGCCGGCCAACGGCCCGACGAGAAGCCGCCACCCAAGGCGTTCGCCGGCCGAGACGCTGAACGATTCGCGGCAACGCTTGCCAAGGCTGTGACACTCACCGAGGAGGATTTGAGATGACCGTAGACGCAGACCCCAAACCTTTGACCGCACGACAGGCCGAGGTGCTCGCCTTCATCCTCGCCAACATGGCGTATTTCTCACCAGCCGTGAGGGAGATCGCCAAAGGGATGGGCATCAAGAACCACAACGCCGTCTGGCAGCATCTCAACGCCCTGGAGAAGAAGGGTGCGATCCGCCGCATCCCTGGAAAGTCCCGCAACATCGAGGTGATTGCATGACCACCGAGGCAATCGTGAAGAAGTTGAAGTCCTTGGCCAGGTGGCACACCGAGGCAGCGGAGCAGGCCGAGACGCAGTCGCTGGCGGACCTCATCCTTGAGCAACGCCGCTGGATCGTGTCGGCACGCAAGGAGCTTGAGCAGCTGGCCACGGTGAACGACGAACTCAAGGCGAGACTCGTCAGGCAGGCGTGCTACTTCGAGCGGATCGAAGCACAGCACGAGCCACGCTGGCCGCTCATGGACGGCGACGATCCGGGGGCCGCACTATGACGCTCACCGACTTCGTCTGGATCGCTGTAGGAGAGGCATTGCTCGCGGGCACTTTCGCCCTCGGCATTTTGGTAGGGATTTCACTCACGAAAAGGATTTCAAATGACAACCGCAACGAAAGAACGACGCCGGGTAGCTACTGGCACGACGCTGGCCACGCAAACGCTTCGAGCCGCCCTGGCGGTGGTGCTGCGGGCGGTGCCGACGCGCGGCACGAAGCCAATCATGCAAAACGTCCGCCTGGGTGACGGGCTTCTGACGGGCTCGGACCTCGAGGTTCGCATTGACCGCGAGATCGACTACCACGGCGAGCCCATGCTGTTGCCGGCCCATAGGCTCTCGGCCATCTTGCGGGCCGCCACGGGCGATGAGGTGTACCTGACCGTCAAGGACAGCACCGTGATCGTCAAGTGCGGTGCGGGCTCCTGGACGCTGCCCACCGAGGATGTCGCTGAGTACCCGCACTGGGAGCCTGAGGATCTGAAGTCCCTCTGTCGCCTGCCGGCGGATCAGTTCGGGCGTGCCGCCAAGGCCACGACCTACGCCGCAGACAGCGAGTCGAGTAGGTACGCCTTGGGTGGCGTGTTGCTCGACGTGACGCCGACGGATGACGGCTCGATGCAAAACTGGGTGGCTACCGATGGCAGACGCTTAGCGTGCGTTGAGACTGAGAGCGACCAGGCCGTGGACGCAAGCCAGACCATCGTCCCTGGCCGGCTCATGGCTGCCGTGGCGAGCCTGGCGACGGGCGACGGCTCGGTGCAGATCGAGGCCAACGCCAAAGAGGTCCGGTTTACCCTGGACGGCTGCACCGTCACGGGCCGGCTGCTTGAGGGCCGATTCCCGAGGTGGCGCGACGTGGTGGGCGAGCCGGAAGGTGAGCCCTCGGTGATCGACTGCGTCGAGTTGCTCCAGGCGGTCAACGCCGCGGCTATCGTCACTAGTGAGCAGTCGAAGGGCGTCAGCCTGAACTGGACGAGCAACACGCTCGTGCTGGCTGGCCGCTCGAGCGAATACGGCGAGAGCCTCTGCCATTGCCCGACGATTGCGGCCGGCACCACGGCGAGCACCAGGCTCGACCCGGCCTACATGGCCCAGTTCCTGTCGCACCTGCCGGCCGATGAGGAGCCGCACGTCGATGTGTACGTCAAAGACTCTGCCAGCCGAGTGCTGCTGCGTTGCGGCACGTACACGGGAGTCATCATGCCACTCGCTGCGGAGGCCGGCTGATGGCAAAGCGGCAGGCGTTGGACTTTAAGGAAATGCGGAGGCTGCGGGACATCGGCGTGACCAACGGCGAGATTGCCAGGCGGCTAGGGTGCGGCGAGACAGCCGTAACGGATGCGGTGCGTCAGTTTGGGTGGCCCAAGAAAACAACGGGCCAGCGTATTGACGTGGACGTGCCGAAGTTGTTTTTGCTGTGGCACACGCAGGCGACGCTGGCTGAGATTGCCCAGCAGCTGGGGTGCAAGGTCACCACGCTCTGGACGCTGAAGCGGCGGCACAAGCTGCCGCCTAAGAGGCGGCCAGACGGGTCAAGTATCAGCGACCCGACGCCGCAGCAGATTGAGGAGCGGGCCAGGGAAGTGAGGGAGATGCACTACGCCAAGCGACGTGGCGAGAGTGACTCGACCACCAAGGGCCGGCTATGGCGAGGCGACGTGGCATGAGCGACATCGTCACCCGCCTGCGAAACTGGCGCGAGGTGCATCTGGCACGGCTGCACCTGCTCATGGACGAAGCGGCCGACGAGATGGAGCGGTTGTCGGCGAACGGCGATTGTCCTGACGCGGACAATGCGGCAAACGGGGACAAGCCTTGCCCCTACGTCACCGGCAAGACAACCCAGTACTGCACGCTGACGCCGTTCACGCTCACCGACGAGGAGCGAGAGGCGGTGGAGTGGGCGGTCGCGGCTGCCAGTGACTGCGAACATCCAGCAGAGGACACGCTCCGTTCGCTGCTGGAGCGACTTTAGTTTCGTTGCGCCCGCTATGCCGTGGGTATATCGGCGGAGCGCACGGCAAAGCGGACGCCCTGTCGCCTTGACACGGTTGCCACCATGCGTGCATGGCGATCACGTTCACCGTCACCGGCAACCCTGTGCCGCAGCCACGAGTGCGAGTCTCTACCCGTGGCGGGTTTGCTCGTGCCTACGTGCCGAGCAAGCACCCCGTGCATGACTACCGCACGCAGTTGGCTGTCGCTGCCCGTCTCGCTGGGCTGACGCCAACAGGCGAGCCGCTCGATGTAGTGATCGACGCCGTGTTTGAGCGGCCTAAGTCGCACATGCGGAAGGCCGGCGTTAAGCCGACGGCACCGCGCCTGCCTAGGCCCGACGTGGATAACGTCGCCAAGGCGGTGCTCGACGCCCTACAGGACGTGATGGGCGATGACACCATGGTTGCCCGCCTTGTGGTGGAGAAGTCTTGGGGAGCGGAGGCACGCACGACCGTGCGAATCACGTGAGCAACGCCAGCCTGTATTCGTACCTCGCCTACCACTGCATCCACTACCCGGTGCGGCACTACCTCGAGATCGGCACCAGGGACGGCGACAGTCTTCGTGTGGTGCTAGAGAACGCTGGCGACTTGCTCTCGGTATGGGTGGCCGACATCTGGGGCAGCGACTACGGCGGCACCGGGCGTGGCAGTCACAGCCACATCGACCAACTGCTAGACGATTTCCGCTTCGATGGACGCCGGGCGTTCCTCGACGGCAACAGCCGAGACACCATTCCCGCCCTAATGCCAGAGAAGGCCGAGGCGTTCGACTTGGTGCTCGTCGATGGCGACCACAGCTACCAGGGCGGCATGGCAGACCTAGACAACACGTGGCCGCTAGTGAGGCCAGGGGGCTGTGTTGTGTTCCACGACATCACGCACCCGGCCCACCCAGACCTTCGTAAGTGCTTCGATGAGTTTGTCATCAAGCACCGCTGTCAGACCGAAGTGATTGCCGAGCCGTATGGAGTCGGCGTGGCGTGGAAGAAGTGACAGGCCATGGCATCCACCAAGGCATCCACCAAGGCAAACCAGATAGCAGAGGAGCTTCGGTCTCTCGCGGGGCACAACGTACCAAATCTTTTCGAGTCGGCGGCCAGAGAACTTGACCGACTGACGGCGTTTGAGTCGGCATTCTTTTCGATGATGAAGATCCTAGAGGCATACGCAGCGATGAACGCCGAGCTCGACAAGAAACTCAGAAAGGCCGTCAGCGATGCCTAACATTCCTTCCAGCTTGATTGAGCCTGCCGGTGAGTTTGTCGAGCCGTATGCCGCCCGTGTGGCTGAAGGTGTTGACCGTCTCAGGCATTCGCGGGTGGCTTTTGTAGGGCTGGCTAGGAACTGCGCCGGCCCGCTGGCACACAATCTGCTCATGGCCGAGCGGGTCGGCAGATCGTGCAAGGGCTGGCAGCTGCACATCGAGAGCAATGACTGCGAAGACAAGACGCTTGAGGTGCTTGCCTCGTTCTGCAACCAGTACAAGCAGGCCACGTTCCACTATCAGATGCTGGGCAGGCACCACTACCCGTCAGAGTTCTCCGGCCGTCGGACGATAGCGTTGGCCGAGTACCGGCACGCTTGCCAGAGTTGGGTTCGGGCGTGTGCGTCGGATGCCGAGTACGTCATCGTCGTGGACTGGGACGCACGTGGCGGATGGTCAGAAGGTGGACTGCTCAACGGGCTCGGCTGGCTTGTGGAGCTGCAAGGTGCGTATGGCATGGCGAGCACGTCGCTGTTTCAGCACAACTTCGGCCAAGGCCCGCAGTGGCTGCACTACGACCTCTGGGCCTTGCGTGGCGTAGGCCAACCCGACTGCTACTACGACACGTACAGAAACAATATCGGCGGCTGGGGCTTCCAGTGGCTTCCGCCTGTTGGCTCTCCGCCGGTGCTCGTGGCTAGTGCTTTCGGCGGCATGTGCATCTATCGCACCGAGGCATACCTAAAAGGCACCTATGACGGCGTGCATGATGTAGAGCACGTGCCGTTTCATCAGAGCATCGCTAGAGCAACGGGCCGGCATTTGTACCTCAACCCGTCGCAGCGAATGCTGATGAACTGGATGGAGCCATGCGAGGAAACACCGCAACCATCAGCCTGACGGCGTTTCACGCCGATTGGATGACGCACATCCCTATGCGGGCTCTGTGCGAGCGTTGGACGATTTCCCGCGATCAGGTCATCCGCCTGGCCGAGGTGTGGGATCTGCCACGCCGGCACGACCGGAAGCTACGGGCCAGGCAGGTACGCCAGCGTGACCCGACGCCGCGAGAGATCGCCCGCATGTCAAAAGAGATACAGGCGACGTGGAGCGAGGACACGCGAGAGGACCGCAGAGTAGTGAAGACGCAGCACGTGACGCTGCATCGCCTCGAGCTCTCGGATGAGCCGTCGCACCGTACTGCTGACTGGGATGGCTCGTTTTGGGAGCACGGCTGATGCAGACGCCCAAAGACAAAGAGGACGTGGTTCGCCGCATCGTCGTGGAGTACGGGCAGGTGTACGCCTACTGCTACATGACCGATGGCAATGGCCGGCTGTTGGACGAGGAAGTGTTTAAGCAACCGTTCCGACTAGACCGCAAAGAAGTGCACAACGAGGCACAGGACTGCTACTCGCAGCTGTTCGACCTGCTGAACGAGTCCATCAACGTCCAAGGCCCGCCCCTGCAAGAGGGCGGGGACGATGCGGCACAATCCGGCTAGGTATCTAGGAGGCTGTCCATGCTCTCGATTTTGCTCGTGGCCGCTGCCGTTGCGCTGTTCTACGGCGGCGACCTCTCAAAGTTTCAACCCGCTGTCGAGTGGGTGAAGAAACTCGACCCCAAGAAACTCATCGCCATCGGCCTCGTCCTCGCTGCCGTGCTGCTCATGCCGCACGGCCGACAGTCTGACGAGCCGACCCCTGCCCCTGACACTGGCCCGCTGGTTCTTCGCGGCACGTTCCTCGGCCCCTCGGCGTCTGATGATGCCAGCCTCGTAGGAGCGTTGTGCCATGAGCTCGCAGACGAGATCGAGTACGACGGCTCCCAGCCCGAGGCCGAGCGGTATCTCAAGAGCGGCGTGGCTGTGGACGAACTTCGGAAGGCGGCTCGGGTTTTACGCTGCCGTGGCATCAGCATCGGCGACCGCCAGCCACAGGCCCGCGACATCATCGCCACCTACCTCGACGAACACGTCGGCACCGACGGCGGGCCGCTGACGGCAGAGACACGCGCGGCCTGGGTCTCTGCCTACCGCGATATCGGGAGGGCCGCCAGTGACGCAGCGCAGTGAGTCGAACTGGAACTGGTCCGCGATCACGTTCGTGATATTCGCCGCCGTGCTTGGCACGGTGGTGAGCCGATACGTGGCTCGGCTCGCGGACACGGTCGAGGATAACTTTGGTTACCTGCCGAACCCGGACGGCACGAAGGCGTTCCTCCGCGAGTTGGATCAGCCGATGTTCCGGCAGGCAGGAGCCGAGGTGATCGCGGGAGCCAAGGGCTCCGACACGTACCTGTATCGCTTCGCCGACCGCTGCCACCGGCAGAAATATGGCAAGCCGTTCGGCCCGTGGAACCAAGGGGCTCACGGTTCGTGCGTCTCGTTCGGCTGGGCGATGGGCTCCTATGTCGGCCAGTGCGTGGATCACGTATCCGGTGGGCTTGCTGAGTGCCCCCTGCTGGTCGCTACAGAGCCCGTATACGGCGGATCACGCACCGCAGGCAGAATGCCACCCGTGAGCAACGCCGGGTTCTCAGACGGCTCCTACGGCGGGGCAGCGGCACGGTGGGTAAGCGGACGGTGCAAAGACCCGAACGTGGGCGGCATCCTGTACCGCACTAAGTATGGCGATGTGGACTTATCGCAATACTCGATACAGCGGTCGCAGCAGTGGGGAGCGTATGGCGTGCCCAACGCTTTGGCCCGCGAGGCTCATGCCCACCCAGCGAAGGCCGTCGCACTCTGCGAGGACTGGGCCTCGCTAACGGCAGCCCTGGAGTCAGGGATGTGCGTGCCGATCTGTTCCAACATTGGCTTCGCGTCGGGCGACCGTGACGCTGATGGATTCTGCCGCAGGGCTTCGACGTGGAATCACTGCATGGTGATCATCGCCGTGAAGTACGCCAAGAACAACGGGCCGGGCTCGGCGGCACCGATGAAGAACCCGCGCGACGGCGTGCTTGTCATGAACTCTTGGGGCTCGTTTCTGGGGGGCGGCAAGCACCCAAGCGACCAGCCTGATGGCTCGTTCTATATCACGCGGGCCGATGCCGAGGCCATCCTTGCTCAAGGCGATTCGTTTGTGATCGGGAGCGTGGACGGCTTCCGCTACCGCGACCTCGATCACGCCGAATGGCTTGAGCCCGCACCGCCCGCATCTGTGTCACACGCTCCCGTCATTACCCACGCTATCGCTCTGTGAGCATCGTCATGTCAAAGCGTTCGCTGCTCCTCGTCGGCCTTGCCTGCATCGTTGTCGGCTGCCTCGTCTCGACGGTGCCTGGGTTTGACCCGCTCAATCCGTTTCACCCGCAGCCGCAGCGGCCGGTCATCAAGTTCCTTGCACGCCTTGCGAAGCTGGGGCTGTGGGTCACGGTGTTCGCTGAGCCTCAGCCGCTGCCACCCGAGCAGCAGTACGCGGCACGTCACACTGACGGCCGAGCCATGATCTGTCACGCGGAGGGCTGGTGATGTTTTCTCTCATAGTCTGGCTGGTGTTTGGGTTCATCGCGGGTTCGGTTGCCGAGTGGCTCTGGCCCCCGGCTCGCCCTCGCTCGCGGTTCTCCACCATCGCCATCGGGATCGCCGGCTCGGTCTGCGGTGGCTTGGTTGGCTCGATCATCACGGGCAACTACTACGCACCGGCAGGCTTTGTCTTCAGCGTCGCGGGAGCGATGCTCTGCAACTACGCGTGGCACATGCTCGAAGAGGTGAAGCCATGATGGTTTTCTTCTGGCGTTGGGTCGTCTCGCTCTTGGTGTGGCTTTCTGCTGACACCGAACGCCTGGCAACAGAACCCGCTAGAGCAGCCGCTGCGGTTGCTGCTGCACGGGCAGCCGTGGTGGGTGCGGGCGATCCTCGTGACAGCGTGGAGAGCGTGGCAGCGATCAAGACGCCCGCGTACGACGCACACGCAGCCAAGTGCAAGCAATGCACCAACCGCAACCCCGCCGGGCCTGGAGTCTGTGACGCAGGACGAGCGGCCTACGCCGCCGACGTGAAGGCGGCGACGTGTGTCAGCGGCACGTGTGGGGTGAAGCGATGAGCATGTCCCCCCGCCTTCTGCGTCCGCGAGACACGGCGTTCTCCCCGCGATCCATCCCCGGCCTAGCCCTGTGGCTAGACGCCTCTGACTCGGCCACGCTCTTTCAGAACAGCGACGGCACAACTCCCGCCACCGCGAGCAGCGATCCTGTGGGGTACTGGGGTGACAAATCTGGAAACGGCAGGCATCTCACGCAAGCGACGGCCAACCTTCGGGGGCTTGTTTTTACCTCTAGCGGCAGAACTCGCGTTGACATACCGGCCACCCTGAACTCAGGGTTCTCCAGTGCTTCTCCGACTACATCGTCTAGCGGAACAGTGATTCAAGCGGGCCGTTTCGCTGGCAACTCAGGCTGGCTCACTATTCTGCGAGGCGACGGCGTTGCATTTGTCGATGCCGCTGCGTCTGGCTCTGGCGCAGTGCCTTACGACGGCGCTGGCACGCCATCATTCTTTGTCCAAGGCGCTCCAGTTGCGGCCACTCGCGGAACGCTGTATTCCGGCCTAAACGATGTGAACGCTGTTTTTTCCGCCACCAACATAAACTTCTCCACATGGTCAAGCGGATGGCGGTACTACAACTTCGGGTCTTCATTCCAGTTCATAGGCGAGATGGGTGAGGTGCTGGTCTATAACCGCGCCCTAACCACCGCAGAACGTCAGCGTGCCGAGCGCTACTTAGCCGCCCGCTGGGGCATCACCCTCGCCCCGCAAGTCAGCAACGCCGACGCGCAGGATTGGATCAATCGCGTGTACAGCAACGGCGGCACGGTGAGTTCCGCGACGGCGTCGGCGGTGAACCAGTTTTGTGTTGACATCGAAAACGCGCCGGGCGGTTCGATCAGGGATCGGTTCTTGCGTTTGAATCTTTTCGCGGGAACGGGATTGAATGCTTGCCTGACGCCCCTTTACCGGGCCGCGTCTCTGGGCGACACGCAACTTGGAAACACCACCGATACCAACGAAGGCGGGCTGTTCGTCTCTGCAAACTACATTGAGACGGGTGTGAGTGGCGGGCTGGCGGGGTCCACCGCATCGGCCAAGCGACTGCGGACTGGGCTGGCTCAAAATGCTATGCCTACCGGAAACGTGCATCTAGCGGCGTACAACATTGCGAAGAGCACCGCAACAAACGATGTAGACATCGGGGCAAGAAGCAATGCCGCTGGCCAATACTCAGAACTCTTGCTGGCATCGTCAACAACGACTTACGGATTCAATAACTTCAGCGTCACCTATTCAATCGCTTCCGATAGCGCGTACACGCAAGCCGGCGCTTTCATGTTGGGGTCTTGCGTTGGCACGGCACACACCCTCTACAAGAACGGATCATCCGCCGGAACTTCTACTGCCGCCGCTGCTGCTTCAACGTCCTCTACTTACAGCGTGTTCTCCACAGAAAACGAGGCCGGTGCGGGTAGCGACTTCACCAACGCCCGGCTTGGCGGATACTCCATCGGACTATCAATGACCGCCGCGCAGGCCGCCGCCTACTACACCGCGATGCAATCCTTCCAAACGGCACTGACGAGGAACGTATGACACTCTCCGACCTGACGCTCCCCGTCCCCTACGGCGAGTGCAAAGACCTCGCAATGGTCTACGACTACGCGACCGCTTCGGAGTGGTACGCGATCCAGCAAGAACACGGCGACCCTCGCCATGTCGCTGGCGGGCAGCAACTCACCGATGGTCGCTGGATGATGGGCGGGCATCTCCTGTCGGAGTTGCACGCAGGCGGCATCCTGGCATGGGCTATCCCGCACCTGACGCCGGAGTTCATGGCGGCGGTGGAGATTGTGCCCCTGGCCGACGCTCTCGCCCTTCTGCCAGAGGCTCCTAGCCCTGTGAGCTAGGGCACTGCCACTGCAAGAGAACCCCACACACCCTCTACGGTAACACTACAGGAGACTCCCATGGCAGACGCCCAGATCAGCCGCAAGGCCCGCGACTTCGACATCGTGCTCACCACGGCCACGGCTGCAGCTACCACGCTCGACATGCGTGACGTGGCTGGTGCTGTCGTGCAGTTCGGCACCATGTCCACCAATGCCACGACGCTCCAGATGTTCGTGAGCAACCAAGCAACGGGCACGTACGCCCGCCTGTGCAAGAGCGATGGCAGCGTGGCTGACCTGACCCTGAGCCCCTCAACAACCCTGGGCCGGGCGTATGCACTGCCTGACGAGGTGTTTGCTGCTGAGTTCCTGAAGATCGTCAGTGCCACCACCAACAGCACAGGCACCTCGGGCATCGTGATGCTCAAGAGCTGATGCCCACACGTATCCCATGCCACAGGCCGCTGCGTCTGCGTTCGTCCCGCCCTCTGCGAGACGAGAGTGCCAGGCCTAACGCGGCAGCCCGTGGCTATTGCTCAAAGGCACACAAGCGGTGGCGTCAGGCAGTGCTGACCCGTGACGCCTGGCAGTGTCAGTCGTGTGGTGTGATCTGCTCACAAAAGGGGCAAGCACACGCTGACCACACTTCCCCTGTCATGCAAGGCACCGACAAGTGCATGGATGGCAGGAGCCGCTACGACGTTGATGCAGGCCAGTGTCTCTGCCATGGCTGCCACACACGCAAGACCACACGCGACGGCCTGTAGCGTCAACGTAGGGGCCAGGGGAGGGTGCCTGCGATCATCGGACCACCGCCTGACGAATACCGGCGGTTCGGTCCGCACACGTGGCCGAAATTGGCGTCCCCTAGTGCCTAGCGTCGCCGCTGTGGGCCGCGTGCGGCGAGAAGCGGTGGTGCGGCGGCCTCGTTTTTAGTGGCTTGCAATCGCACGCACGAGCGTCTGGCGACGATGGTTTTTCTGCGCGTTGTCGCAGCGTTTTCGTGCCTTAAAAATAGGCGTGAAAAGCATCTGGCCGCGCCTTGCAATCGAGCCGATAAGCAACGTATGTTTGGGCATCTCTGGAGGTGATTGCGATGGCTGTGATGCTGGCAAAAACGTGGAGCGGCTCCGATCCATCTGGCTGGTGGATGTCGGAGAAACTTGATGGCGTTCGTGCGTGGTGGAACGGCTATCGACTCACGACTCGCACGGGCAACGAGATCCACGCACCCGCTTCGTTCGTGGCTTCGCTCCCGGTTGGCATCACGCTGGACGGTGAACTGTGGGCAGGTCGCGGCACGTTTCAGCGCGTGAGCGGTGCATATCGACGCATTGACGAGGCGGCCTGGCGTCCGATCCGCTATGCCGTGTTTGACGCTCCCGAGGTGGCGGGAGGATTCGAGGCTCGCCAGCGTGAACTGCTCGAGCTCCTGGCCGGCAACACTGGCCGGGCGTTCGCGGTGGCCCAGCGGCAGTGCGTCAGCCGTGCGGATCTTGACCACGTGCTCGCCGGCATTATCCGCAGTGGTGGCGAAGGCGTGATGCTTCGCCAGTCGGGCAGCTGCTATGAGCCGACACGGTCGGCATCGCTGCTGAAGGTCAAGCCGATGAATGATGCCGAGGCCACGGTCATCGGCTACGAGGCAGGCACGGGCCGCAACCGCCTGGCGGTCGGTGCCATCGTGGCACGCATGCAAGACGGCAAGACGTTTCGTGTATCTTCTGGACTGACCGACGCCATGCGTCGCAGCCCGCCGAAGGTTGGGACGTTGTTCACGTACCAGTTTCAGCAGCTGACCGACGCTGGCCTGCCGCGTTTCCCGTCATTCCTGCGAGTTGCGTAATGGGCAAGGGCCGCAAGCCGACGCCTAAACCGATTCTCAAGCTGCGCGGTGCTCGCGTTAGAGGGCCGCATAAGAGCGGCATAGACGCTCCGGCCGGCATCCCTGACGCTCCGGCATACCTCTGCGACATCGGAAAAGCCGAGTGGGAGCGGATCGTTCCCATGCTTGAGTCGTCTGGTGTAATGAGCGTGAGGCATCAGCACACGCTGGCTGCGTACTGTGACGCACTGGCCGACATGGTCACGGCTGACCGAGAACTGAAGCAGCACGGTGCCACGTTCATGGATGACAAGGGCCGGGTGATGAATCATCCAGCCTGGTATCGGAAGAAGGACGCCCGGCTGCACATGCTCCGTTTTGCTGAGCAGTTCGGGCTGACGGCTTCTGCCCTGGCGAGAGTGTCAGCCGTTGAGCCGAAAGCCCAAAGCGACAACGAAGACCGCCTCATGTTCGGCTGAGAAGCCGTGCAATACGTGCTCCTCGTGCCTGGCTGTGCGGTTCTTTGAGAAGCACCTAACGCACGCGAAAGGCGAATTGGGTGGCAAGCCATTCCTGCTTGAACCGTGGCAGCGAGGCTATCTCCGCGCCCTGTTCGCAGAGGAAGATGGGCGACGCAAAGTGCGAACGAGCCTCCTGGCTCTGCCTCGCAAGAATGGCAAATCTACATTGGCCGCTGGCATCGCTCTTCGATGTCTCCTAGAGGATGAGCCAGGTGCCGAAGTCTATTCGTGTGCCGCCTCAAGAGATCAAGCTCGCTTGGTCTTCGATACCGCAAGAATAGCCGTCGAGCAGTCACCCACACTGCGACAGCACTTGAAGGTGTACCGCAATGCAATCGTCAGGGAGTCAACGCACTCGACCTACAAGGCACTTTCTGCCGAGGCCGGAATTCAGCACGGGCTCTCGGCTCACGCCGTGATTTTTGACGAGCTCCATGTGAGCAACCGTGAGATGTGGGAGGTGATGCTGTCAAGCCAGGGGGCCAGACGCAACCCGCTAACGGTGGCCCTGACAACCGCAGGCCACGACAGGAAGTCGGTGTGCTGGGAGGTTTGGAAGTATGCCGAGGCTGTTCGCACGGGAGCGATCAAGGACGAGACATTCCTGCCAGCGATCTACTGTGCCGATCCTGCGGCTGACTGGAAGGACGAACGCACATGGGCTATTGCCAACCCCAACCTTGGCGTTTCCGTAAAGCTCGACTTCCTGCGAAGCGAGTGTCAGCGGGCCATGGAAATGCCCGCATACGAAAACACGTTTCGCCAACTTTATTTGAATTGCTGGACGGAGCAGGATACTCGCTGGATTGCCATGTCTAGTTGGGCTCAGGGCAACGTGCCATGCCCTGCGAGCCTCGCCGGGCGTGAGTGCTTCGCCGGGCTCGACCTTGCCACCACGTTTGACACCACGGCTTTTGTGATTCTGTTCCCGCTAGACGATGGAACCTTCTGGGTAGAGCCGCACTTTTGGATACCTTCGGAGAACCTAAGCCAAAGGGTTAAGCGAGATAAGGTGCCTTATGACGTGTGGCAGCGAAAGGGCTTGTTGCACGTCACTCAAGGGAACGTCACCGACTACACGCACGTCCGGCGTGACATCAACGACCTGGCCAGGAAGTACGGATTCCGGCAGATAGCCGTGGACCGCTGGAACTCGACACACCTCACGCAACTTCTGCAAGAGGACGGGCTGCCGGTTGTAGGTTTTGGACAGGGCTACGGCTCCATGTCAGCACCTTCCCTTCAGGTCGAGGCATGGATTTGCGGCTCTAAGCTTTTGCACGGTGGCCACGAAGTGCTGACTTGGCAGGCAGGAAACGTGGCCATTCAGACAGACGGGCAGAACATAAAGCCGAGCAAGCAGCGAAGCCATGAGCGGATCGACGGCATTGTGGCTCTGGTGATGGCGGCAGGCGTCTACGCAACATCGTCATCAACCGCAGGCAACTGGGACATCATCACGCTATGACAGAGCAAGCCGCCGCCGACTTCAAGATGTTCGACCTTCGCGGCATCGACTGGCCCGAGGTTTCGCCCACTCGTACGCCGTCTGGCATCCGGGTCAACGCCGACAACGCCATGGCGTGCTCGGCCTACACGGCCTGCATCCGGGTCATATCGGATGCGGTATCTGCACTGCCGCTGCACGTGTTCGAGCGGATGGCCAACGGTGGCAAGCAGAAGGCCCAGACGCACCCGGTCTATCGGCTGCTGCACATGCAGCCCAACCCGTGGCAGACGGCCCAAGAGTTCCGCGATTGGATGACCGGCATGTACTTGCATTACGGTGCGAGCTACGCCGAGATCCGCCCAGGTGCTCGAGGTGCGGTCTCTGAACTGTGGCCACTGCACAGCAGCCGGATGGAGGTGGAGCGACTTGAGAACGGCACGCTGCGGTACATCTACCGCGAGCCGAGCGGCCGGCAGACGGTCTACAGCCAGGAGCAGATCTTCTGTCTGCGGTTCACGACCGAGGACGGCATCAAGGCGATCCCGACCTACAAGATCTTTCAGAACGCCATCGGGCTGTCGCAGGCGTTGGAGACTCACGGCTCCACGTACTTCGGCAACAACGCCCGACCGGGCATTGTGTTGGAGAGTGAGAACCCCATCCCCGTTGAGGCGGCCGAGCGGCTCCGCGAGCAATGGGAGCGGATGCACCGTGGACCTGACCGAGCGTTTCGCACGGCGATTCTGCCAAACGGCGTGAAGGCCCACGAGCTCAGCGGGAGCAACGAGGCGGCCCAGTTCTTGGAGACTCGGCAATATCAGGTCATCGAGATCTGCCGTGCGTTCCGCGTTCCGCCACACATGATTCAGGATCTGACCCGCAGTACGTATTCAAACATCGAGGTGCAGGGCACCGAGTTCGTTCAGCACTGCCTGCTGCCGCACCTGAAGCGGTGGGAAGCGGCTATCTCGCGTGACCTCATCGTCGATGACGAGACGTACTTCGCCGAGCACAACGTCAACGGCCTGCTGCGTGGCGACCACGCAAGCCGGTCTGCGTTCTATGTCTCTGCTCTCCAGAACGGCTGGATGACGATCAACGAGATCCGCGAGGCCGAGAACCTCAACCCCATCGGGCCGGATGGCGACAAGCACTTCATTCAGCAGAACATGACCACGCTGGACAGGGTTGGCGAAGAGCCTCCAACGCCCGAGCCGATGCCAGGCCCGCCAGCCGTCGAGGACGAAGAGAGCCCGGCGGACGATGCCGAAGACACACAGGAGGACTCGACCGATGGAGATTGAGCGACGCGACTTTGCCTTTGAGCAAGACGACGAACTCGTGATCGAGAGCCGTGCTGACGGCCGGGCTGCCATCGTTGGCTACGCCGCCGTCTACAACCGGCTCAGCCTTGACCTTGGCGGGTTCCGCGAGGAGATCCTGCCCGGTGCCTTCGACAAGGTGCTGAGCCGCCAGCGTGGCAAGGGCGACGTTGTGGCCCTGTTCAACCACGACAGCAACATCGTTCTCGGCCGTTCCTCGTCTGGCACGCTGGAACTCTCCAGCGATGACAAGGGACTGAAGTACGTGGTGACGCCACCCGTAAGCCGGGCCGACGTGCTAGAGCTCATCCAGCGGCGTGACGTGCGTGGCTCATCGTTCGCCTTTACTGTGGACAAGAGCGGCGAGGGCTTCCGCCCTGGCGATGACGGTAAGGCTGTGCGGCAGATCCGAGAAGTAAGCGGGCTGTATGACGTTGGGCCAGTGCTGGTGCCGGCGTACCCGTCCACGTCTGCCAGCGTAGCACTGCGGTCCTACGAAGCGTGGCTGGCCACGCAAGTGCCCGCTGCTACCGAGGGGCGTGCCGAAGACCGAAAGGCCCTGGTTGACTGGATCGCCAAGAGCCGTGGTATCAGTGCTGCAGCTGCTGCGTGGTCACTGAGGCTACGCAATGTCTGATGCCCGCTGCACGTGCGGCGAAAAACT